CTAGAGATGCTAGTGAAGAATTAGAAATCAAAAAGATTATTAAATTTTTCAAAATTGCAATGCATCCAGATGCTACAGAGAATGATAAAAATAATACAATTTTCTTAAAATATCCATATATTTTTAGAATTATTCCCTGTGGTTATAAAACTACAACTGGTACCTTTGCTGACGGTACTTTTAAGACGACATTGGCAGATAAAAACTGGTCATCATTTTTACCTAATACTAAATATTGTGGATTAAGAGGAATGAATGTTAGTTATACACCAAACAATGTTATCTCATTAACTCCTGGTAACTTTGTTACTGCTGTAACAGTAGGTTTAGAGTTTGTAGAACTTACCAACCTTACAAGAAAAGATATCGTTGAAGTAGAGGATAGCACTCTGCTTGAAGGATATGAGGGAGATCAAAAGGGATTAGATCAACTAAATTTTGGAACTGGTCGTGATGGTACATTTGGTTTGGGAACATCTGGTTTTCCTACAAATTCTTAATTTAAAAAAATGGCATATTTCGATAAAATACCTAATATATCGTATCTTAAATACAAAAAAAATCCCTACGATGGGGATTTTATTACCATTAAGAACATTTTTGGTCGTGTCAAAGTAATTGACGATGTTCTTGCAGGTTCTACTGTATTTGAGGATTATTTTATTAAAGATGGGGAAAGACCAGACACCATTTCTTTTGATTTTTATGGAGATCCTGGATTTGATTGGGTTATTATGCTTATTAACAACGTCAGAAATCTTTATGATGATTGGGCAAAGAGTGCACAAACATTAACTCAGTATGTAAATAGTAAATATGATGATCCTAGTGGTATTCATCATTATGAAACTATTGAACAAACTTATAACGGTAAAGTAATACTTAAAAAAGGTATTGAGGTAGGCGAGTCATTTAGATTCGTCGATCCGCTTGGCAATACAAGAACTGCTGAGGAATCTAGAGGACCAGTTAATAACCTAGTATACGAAACTCGTTTGAATGAAGAGAAGAGAAAAATTTATATTTTAAAACCAAATCTTTTAGAAAGTTTTGTAGATATCTTTGAAAAAGAAATGAAATTTACTCCTAGCACAGAATTTGTAACAGAAAATTTAAAAAGAAATATTAATTAACATCATATTCTATTTGTATTACTTTAGATGATTTACCGTGACTATTACGTCTAGACATTTTTTGCACAGTACCACCTAATCTAGTAGCAGCATATTCTATATCTTTTAAAACTTGTTTTTCTAGATCCTCGTATGGATCATAGTATTTGTCTATTTTCATTCTTCTTTAGTGGTTAGTTCTTCTATTGCATCAACTGGTACTTCATTACCACCGATACTATACCAATGTTGTGGCATACCTATGCTATCTTTACGTACACCAAGATATACTAGGTTATCTTCACTGAAACTATTCTCACGTAACATTGCTTGTAATTGCCAATGTATTAGTTCTGATTTCTTCATTCTTCTATTTCAAAATACCATTTAATAGATTTAATATAATCAAAAGTACAGGATAAATCAAAATCACAATTTGTATTGTATTTTCTGTCACATAAAAAATTCCTCAGTTTTTCAACTGAGTTGAATGTTCCTACATGTCTTTCTTTGTCATCATATAAACGATATTTCATTGGGGTTTATGATCTTTAAACTAGTCATGGTTGCCATCCCCAGGCATTTTACCAAAAGCACAATATTCAATTGCTTGCACTGATCCCTCTAAACGTTTGAGATCACTTTCATTTTTGACATATTCTTCATATGCTGATTTCAACTCTGCATTTCTCGCTGAGAGTTGCATTGTACGTTTTGTAAAACGTTGAAGTAACTGTTCGTAATTTTCAGTAGGTTTCAGTTTCATGGTATTAACTAATAATAGTTTTGTGTCTGTTAATTCCGTAGAATAAAATTTTAATGGTTGTGTTCCATGTAAATTATCACCACTCATAGATTTCTTTTAAAATAAATTCTTTAGATAAGATTGGATCCCCAAGCAATTCTAATTGAATGTTATTTGCATCTACGAAGATGTCGTCCTCCGCTTCCTTTCGACAATGTTGCCAGTAATATGTGTTATCTTCTCTTCGATATAGGTAAGAAGTGTTGTGTGAATCGAGGGTGAACATTGCGATGCATTTTTGCTTGTGTTGCCAACATGGGTCTTCTGCTCGTCGTTCATATTCAGTCACGTTGCCTCCAATCGTCTGGTTTGTCACGATTAAACCAATCATTAATGTCGTCTGCACCATTAAATCTTTTTTTATGTTTGGATGGATCAGGATCACCTAAACCCATCCTATTCAAAAAATCTTCGGTACTTCCATCTTTGATGTTTTGTGATGCTTGACGACGTGCTTGTTGTAACCAAGTTTTAGCGGTTGTATGTGATTTAGCAAGTTTTTCTGCCCAAATCATTTCTTCTAAATCTACTTTTTCCTTATTTGCAATTTTTTTACAGATAGCGTCTAATTTAAGACGATACTTGGTAGAAAGCATTTTATTATTCTGATAGGTAGTTTTCTAGTTTATTGATTCTAGTAAATTCAGCATGTGCTGCTTCTGAACGTGTATGGAGGACATCACGGATGTCTCCCATAATACATGTCGGATCAATACCATCGTCTAGGTATTTATCGACTGCTTCCTTTAGATACCTGTATCTATGCCATTCAGGGGAATAAGGTTTATAGTGCATAATCTTTAAATTGTATAGAAAATTACCATCGACCCTTTTGGGCAAATTTTTGGCGGATTTTTTTTCCCGACTTTTTTCAAATGAAAAGGCAATTTTCGTTTTGGGAAACTGGGGGAAGGTTTTCCCCCAAGATAACTTAGAAGTTCTCGTTAGCGAGAGTATCAAAGTATGAATAAGTATCCTCAGATGAGGTAGGAGCAGTTTCCTTCACCGCTGC